ATAGGAGTATTGCGCTGACCAGTTATATATGTGTAGTGAAATAATATAGTGTTTAACTAGCTGGCTCTTTAGGAGCAGTTAAAGTCTTGAGTTCGTCCAATGCTTGTTTCTGTCGTTTTAACTCTAAGTTTGCTTCTTCTATTTCTCTTTTATATTCCTCTGGAACATCAGGACTTGCTAGTTCTGTTGAATACTTTAATTCTAATTCTTTTAGTTTAATATCTAACTCTGCCATCTTTCTATTAGTACTTGCATCTTCTTTTAACTTAGCTATTTCTTTCTCGTGCAGCCTATCTTCCATATCCTTCTTCTCTTGATTTTCTTGTATCTGTAGCTGCAATCTTTCTTTTGCTGTTTCTATTGTCTGATTGTATTCTCTGTCTGCTTCTTCTGCTTTTTTAATTAATCTTCTTAATTCTGTACTATTTTCTGAATCTATTGCATCAGCTGCCATACCATATTTACCTCCTTGACTAGCAGCAAATGCTAACTCTCTATACATCTTTAATTTCTCTTCCTCTAATGCGGAATTCTTAATAAATACTCCTAGGTTAGTTCCTAACTCACTTATACCGTCTATATCGACATAGACTATTTCTTTTGTATTAGGATCAATATACGATCCCTTCTTGCCATCTACCCAAGCTGCTTTAGAGTAATCAAGATCAGCCATATAATCCCGTTCTCTAAACTTATTAAACATCTCAAACATTAAGATGCTACCTGTAGTAGCTTTAGTAATAGCATACTCTGTAACAGATTTACCCGCCTGTTGACCTATATCTCCATAACGCTGCTCATTCATATTAGCTGTATCCATAGCCTCTCTTTTAAGAGATTCTATAACCTCACTAAGAATACCTATATAGCGTTCTGCTCCCTGATTATAAAGTGTTTTAATAGCCTGTGTTACAGCTGGATCAATATTCTCATCATTAAACGGAAGAAGGTCATCAGCAGCAGCATAAGCAAGTCTTTCTTCTGTAGTCATTTCAGCACTATCAAGAAGGAGACTTTCAGGAAGTAAATTAAATGATTTGAATTTAGATATAGCCTTCTCTCTCTGTAGGTGATATAATCGGAGAAGTTCTTGATAAACTATAAGACGGGTAGGAATAGGATTAATACTATTATCTTTAAGAAGTCCTGTAATACCATTATAAGGTAGTTTACATTTACTAATATTATTGACTTCTTGTCTTTGTACATCTACTGGTTTAGCCGGTATATATACTCCTTCAAACTTACCACCAAATCTATAAGAGTGCCACACTTCTGAAATCCACTCTTTCTCTAATGATATATCACCAGCAGTAGCATCTAATTCATAGTCTTGCGGTACATAAGTTTCTTTAATCTGACCAGTATTATAATCAATATATTTAAGAAGATATACTAATGTCTCAGTTTTCCATACTGGATGATAGACATCTACCATTCTACTATTATCAGCAAATGATAGAGTACCATCCATAGGAGTATTACCAGATTGCATATACATATGATATGCCCTTCTACTAGTAAGAAGATGTGATGGAATCACACTTTCATTACCGGTGTTACGATCCATTATCTCTCTTATGTAGTTTAAATCTTTATCTGATAAGTCATCTCTAAATGAATCTATAATTTGGGCAACAGACATCTTATAGTGTCTTACACCCATATCGTCATCTTCAACAAATAGATTACCAGAAGGCACTCGGTGATACTCCCAAGGTGCTACAATAACTTTTTCTAGTTCATTATTAACTATAGTTCTATAACTATAAACCTCCTCAGTAGCAAACCAATAGAAAAAGGCTTGTATATATTGAACAGTAGCATTGGTTAAATCATTAATAAGGTTAAGTCTCTTTTGACCCTTTATAACCCTTTCATCTGACCATTCTTCAATAAAGTCTTTAGCAAATTGCTCAACATCTATATCTTCTATATTAGCATCATCTTGCTCTTGTTTAAGTATTAATTCTTGTAGCTTTTCTAATAGTACTCCTTTTATTGCTTGCTGTAATTCTTTATTTCTTATAAATACTGAATCTGAATCGTGTATATAAACTTGATAGTTATGATACTGTTTAATAAACTCTCCTAAGTACCGCTCTTTAATAGGTGTAATAATATCTATTTTACGAATCTTACTAGGAAATCTTAATTTCTTTTTTAATTCTTCATTATCTTTAACATAAGGGTGTATTGCATATTCAATACTCTTTTCATCTATTTCTCCGTTTGCTGCCTTTAACCTAGTAATAGTTTCAGATTTATTACTGGCAGCCATAGCTCTATCAATAACATAATTAGTACTAGCTATATACCATTCTTCTTTTTCTTTAGCTGAGTTTTTAACCCTCTGATCAGGAAACTCACCATAGTTCTTTCTAGGTGTATCAGTTTGCATATAATAAACGGTTTAATAATCTACCATTAGTTTGTTTAATGTGGTGTCTATTAGTCTTTCCCTCTTTGATTTCCAGTGCTTTAAAATGAAAAGCTGCTAATATAGCATTACTTATTCTATCAAAGTTACCAATTAAAGAGAATTTCTGTAGTTCTAACAAAAACGGTAAATCATATATATAATGTAAAAAATAGTTAAAGTTGCCCTCTTGGTCAACATTCATTTTGGTATAAATTATCTCTTTAAGCATTCTAAGACCTTCTAACTTAGTATCTCCTTCACCTATAACCATACCATATCCAGCACTGCTAGCGTATCTACCTTTAGCAATTAGTGATCTAGGGTCTTTTAATATTCTAGATAATTGTTTAAAAGAACTGAAATTACCTACGGTTTCACCTCTATTTACTTCAGGTAAAACTTTAGCATTATAAAGTAAAGCAGTATTTAGTAGTAGTCTATCATACTCTTTAAGTGTATTATATCTACCACAATAACTTGCTACAAGTCGCTTACCAGTATATGGAGTATAATCATTAGCAACCATCCAAACAGTAAAACTATTAAGAGAATGACGTATAGTAAGTTCTTTTTTATCTTTATCTATACCAACAGAGTCAGATGTTATAAAGTACAAATTATCAGGTATTTTACCATCTACATAATGGGGATCAAAAAACATTCTAACGCAACCTGTAATATCTGTATCAGGTGTAATAGGAACATCTGTTATATAGGAGTGTATTCTATGACCCTCTCTTTTCAGTTGATCATTAGTTTTAAATTCTATACCCGTAGTTGTTTCTACTGGCATACCATCTTTATAAAATACTACATCAGGATCATATTGAAGCCGTACTATCCACTTGTTTAATTCAGGACTAGCAAATAAGTTATCAGTAGTATTAAGGAATGCTTCACTGGGTCTATTAGCTCTCTGCGAAACAAATATAATACTCTTAGCCGGGGTATTATGTTTTTCATACTCTTGTTTTCTTTCTATATCGTGCTTGTAGGCTTCTTGTACTAATGAATTACCGTGTTCATCAACAAATGTACCATAACCCCATACCTGAGGATAGAAGAAGCCACATGTAGTATGTCTTAAATCTTGATCCCAAACATTCTCAAATGGCATCATTTCATTTGCTTCAGGATTAAAGAATATTTTACTAAAGGCTTCCCAGTTAGCATCTTTAGTACCACCAGTACCATAAATTCTCATAGTACCAACTTTAGTATCACCGTCTTCAGCAGTACTAGTAGTAACATCTAATACTTGTTGAAGATTAGGAAATTTACCAGCTTCTTCAAAATCTGTTTCAAACGAGTCTTTACCTACTATAGCACTTTCATTGTTTCTACAACCTACTGATAATATTTTACTTTTAAATCCAAACTTAGTATTAGCGTGTTTCTTCTTTTTATAGCCTAGTTGTATATTAGAATAATCTTCACTTAAATAACCTCTACTCCAATAAGTTTTTTGTTCAAGCCAGTCAAGATTAGTCTTAACCATATCAGTAGTAGCACCTGGCTCAGTAAGGTAAGATAAATCATAAGCAGCTAATACAACAGTAACATTTTTATTTAAGTTTACAGTACTAGCAGCCTGATGCCCTCTCATATAAGAGAAGCCTTTACGACGAGCTTTAGATTTACATAAATGATAATCATTATTATAAATAAATTCATCTATTTTAAAATTCCAATATTGACCATCTATAAAATTAGGAAATCCAAATATCTTTTTAGGGGTCTTACCTCTCTTATTAGCATACTGTGCTTTTTCATCTAATCGAAGGGATCTAAATATTCTACCATAATTAAGAAAACTATAATGATCACCAGTAATTCTAAGAGGTTTTAATAATTGCTTACGTCGCTTAGGTGTAGTATCAGGATGAAAGTATTCATCCATATCTGTATGTAGTAGTTTACAATTCTTAGTTAGACCATATCTACGTCTATGTGTTTCTCTAGCCCAGAAACTAACAAAGCCAGGACTACCGGCTTTCTCTTTTGTGTAGGTATTATGCTTTTCAAAGTACATACCTACCTCATTAAATTGGTGGGTATCTATGAAAACGAAATTCATCTTCATTAGAAACCCACCAGATTCACCTACTAGAAAGTCATTATCAGTATCTACATAACCCTTATCTCTAGCAGACGGGTAAACACTTTTATCTTCAGCTAAGTATCTGAATAAATCATACTCGTGTTCACTATATTCCTTCGATTTGAGGATCGCCTTCATAACTATCAGGTATTTCTCCTCCTCCTCTCATTTCTTCTTTAGTCTTAGCTAACTCTTCATAAACTTCAACTTCTAGTGCTTTTAACCTACTAACTTTACTAGGTAAACCATCTATTAAATCAAATAACTTACTTTGAAGTGTCATAATACTACCTATTGATTCACGAGGAAGATCGGGATTCTTTAACTCTGTTTCTATTGCTTGATATATCTTTGTATTTAATTTTGTAGAAAGTAATAAAGTGGATTTTAGATCTTTAAGAAGATCAGCTATAATACTATGATTAAGTTTTCTATATGTTTTGATCGCTTTATTTATAGTATCATCTGGTGTAAAATCACTATCTAAACCAGCTAAATTAATAGCGTGTTTTTTAGCTTCATCTTTAGGTAATTGATTTTTATTAGAATGAGATTTATAATCAGCTATTTCATAAATATACTTAAATACCTTAGTAGCCCATTGTTTATTAGGTGATAAATCAGAATGATATATCTGCTTAAACTCTTTATAGAATAAAACATATTCTAAATCTATTTCTAATTTACCCTGATTAACTCTAAAGAACATTATATAAACATTTTAGATTGTACACTAGTAGTATTATTTGATGTATGATGAAAGAATATATCTTGTACATCTTTCTTTAAATACTTTATTTTAAGTAGATCTACAAACTCCTCACCGTCTTCTTTTTCTTGTATATGACAAAGTACTATACCAGATAATTCTAATCCAAATTGTTCTATTAAATAAGCATAACCGCTTAACTGTAAACTATACTTATGACCAGTACTAGAAGGAAGGTGCTTAACAGGATATTTAAGAGTTTTACCTGTAATTATAAATTTAGATGTTATACTACCATTGTTATCTTTCTCATAGTACCCTGATTGAAATGATATAGGTGATTTATTGGTTTTCCAGTCTATAATAAAAAACTTGTTACCCTTTACGAGTAACAAGTCTACAAGACCACTAATAAGTAAATCAGTATTATAAACTCCTATTTCGGCATATAGTTTCCAACCATTATCAATAAAAGTACATATTAAATCAAATATATCCGGATATCTATTATTAATACCAAGTCTTTCTAGATCCTCTTTATATACTCTACCAACAGTTGGGTGCTTTACTATATCAGGAATGGTAAATATTCTATCTTGTATAAATTTACCTTTAACTCTTTTATATCCGTTGCTTTTCTTAATAACATCCTCTAGATAATTATGCTTTTTATTACCTTTATCTAGAGCTATATCTGTTATCTGTTGCCATTCTTTTTTAAGTTGTCTAGCTGTTTTACCCTTATACTTCTCATACTTAGGGTGATTAGGATTTTTACCTATCTTCTCACAGATTCTAGCAACTTTATCTGTATCAAATTCTTCTTCGTATTTACCTAGTACAGTAGTTACACTAGTAAAAACGTTACCGTATTCATCAGTATACTTATGTAACGCTTCATCAAAAAAGATTTTAATGTCCCGCATTAGAATAAGATTAAAAGATCAGTAAGTCTTTTAATTCTAATACCGCTTTTAGTTCTTTTAACAGTACTAGTATCAGACTTAGCTTCTCTCATAGCTTCTTCTATCTCACTATGGGGTCTGGTTTTTAACCGATCTTTAATTAATACTTGCTTTGTCATAGCTGTAAGGTTTAATAATTACTTTACAAAGATAACAAAAATTATTATAACTTAATACGAATATCCTTATTTTTTCTTAAT